TACTGGTCGACTCTCTTTGCCCACAAGTCTGCATAGTGGTCAAATTCGTCACCTTCTATGACAAAACTCTGCAATTTAGCATCCCTATCAATGATGTTAATCACGCTCTTACGAATGCTGGTGCCATGCACTTCATTGTGTGCTAGCGCATAGGCGCAGGTCTGTAGGAAGTAGTCCTGAATCCATTCCTTCTTTTTGGGCTTCTTGCTGGTCTTGTGATCAATGATTGCTGGCACGCCTTGATGCACACCAACCATGTCCGTTGTACCTGCATACAACCCAGGGTAGTACAGACTGGCTTCAATGCCCCAAACTTCGTCAATTAAAGGGAATGCCTCGTTGATCATGGTGTCTGCCATTGATCTAGCCATCTCTTGCACAAGGTTATTGCCCTTGGGACGTTCCTTACCTATCACATAATTTTCTAGGTGTAGGTGCATCAGCGTACCAAGTCCGCTGGACTCTTTGCTTATTTGATTGGCTTGTTCTTCACCGACTCGTTTGCGCCATTCGATAAGGAATGTCTTGTCGGCGGTTTTGTCTAAAATGGTTGTTACGCTCGGAACGTTACCACCGGGAGTTTCGTATAAACGATTACCGTTTGTTTCGACTCGTTTTAGTTTTTTGTACTCGTAGATTGGGTTGAAATGCATACTGTAATAATACACTGTTCCTGTCAAGAAATCAAGCGTTTTATCACCAGTAGACTAACCATCTGAAAGTGTCACCAGTTGTGGGATTGACACGCCTGTCAATTTGATAACCAAGATTTATGAAATACTCGATTACGGTTGACATCTGCTGCTCTTTGGCTCTGTTAGGGAAAGAACCTTGCCATGCTTTGAAATATTCTCTGGCTGTAGAAATGCCATCTGCTGTGCTGGTCATTGTGGTACCAGATACTACAACCTCCAGTTCACCTGCATTGGCTGCATTAATAATGGCATCTTCTATGTCTCGTATCTCATTAAAGATAACGATATCATTTCTAGACTTTGCCCTTGCCTGGGCTGCTGTTAACATTATGCCTGCCATATTATTTTAAATCATCCAATGCCTGCTTTAATGCCGTGCTCTTCATCTTTTCAGCATCCATGTCTTGTTTGGTCTTCATGTTTTTCTTGACGCCCATGTTCAACTGGATCTGATCTAGTGTAGCACCTGCAACTATCTCTTTTAGTTCACCTGTGTGTCTGCTAAGAATGTCGACCATCATCTGAGGAGTCAATGATTCGTCGCCGATGTCGTTGAGCAGTTGGTGCATATCCACTGTTTCTGCACCTTCTGCTTTTGCTCGTAACAAGATACTGGTAACAATGTCCAGTATCTGTCTGTCAGAATCAACGATTTCGCAAATTAGCATTACTTTAGCTCACGACCTGTTGGTAGTTCTTCTTCACCGCTAGATGCGTCAGCAAGACCGAACTCGTCCTCTGCGCCAGGAGCAGGCTCGCCCATACCAGGCTCAATCTCACCACCTAGTTCGCCGCCTAGTTCGCCACCAAGCTCTGCACCTGCAGGTGTTTCGCCTGTTAGTACACCAACTGCACCGCTTAGTGCTTCCTTGGCTTCCTTAACTGCTGCTAGCAATGTCTGTAAACTTGCATCTGCACTGTCGTTGAACTGTGTACCAACTTCTTGGCCAAAGCTAACTTTTAGTTTCTCTGCTAGTGGCATTAGGTCGTCTGTTGTCATTTTGGCAACATCTTCAGCCATGCCCTGTAGCTTCTCAACCATGTTCTTAGCAACTAGAATTAGTTCAGCTTGAGCAAGATCTTCACCGCTTTGTTCGCTAACACGGCGCTTGGGTCTTGCTGGACCTATTTCTTTTAGTATTTGCTTAAGAGCTTCAATGATCATTGTGTTCTTAACATAACGATCGTTCTTTTCGAAACCCACCATGCTACTAGCCATGTGTTGGTTTTCTGTAACTAGCTTTGCAATCATAGTCTGTACTTTAACTGCATCACCATATGCAGCAAGTTTCAAACCATATTGGCTTGTTAGGAAGTTTTCAACTACACGCTGTTTGCGTTGTGCTGGGTTAAAAATTTCAGAGGTGTTCATAGAAGGTATCCTTTTGTTTTATTTATCAATATATTTTAGATATTTCGTTTTTGATATCTTGCAGTCTGTACTTGGACTGTCCCAATCTAATGCTGAATAGGTCCCTGAGCTCGGGATTTTTGGTTACTTTTGAGTTGTAGTATCTGATATCCTCTAGGCATCTGTAGTACTCTTGGTCCAACTCATAAATTACCCTATCCATTAAAAAGGGCTTTCTAATTGGTTTGCTTAGATACCAAATAATCTGTACGGCGTTTGAAAATAGGGCTATGTGCTCGTATACCTTTTCACCACTGTACAAATCGACTACGAAGTAGTCATTTTTGTCTACCGCCGATAGCTTCCATCTCTTGTTTAGCACTAGTCCATCATCTGCTTCAACGGCTAATGCTAGCATACCATGCATGTCTTTGGGTACCGCATCGTCTATTAGCTTTGATACTTGCTTGCTCAATAGCTTAGTATCTATTTTTTCTTTGACGTAAGCTGTATTTTGTTTCTTTTGTTTCTTCATCGTATTGTCTATTGATTAGACCTAAACTTGTCATTTCCTCTGCGAGTTGCTTGCTACGTTCATCTAGTTCAGAAGCGGCAACTTCGTTAAGCTCTTTGAGCATTTCAAAGAACGCACGTTGCTCGTTGGTTACCATGTAACGCAGGCCTGTTTCTAACTCGCCGATTCTCATCTGTTCTGCATCCTTTGTAGTAGACTTTGAATTTGTCTAACTTCAGGCTTGTTCTTATTCATAGGATCTGCAAGCATATCATCAAGATCCTGCTCCTGATCCTGTCCCTGAGCTTGCTGTTGCATCCCATTAGGATTTTGTGGTGGTTGCGCCATTGTTGGTGCTGTGCCAACTGGTTTGATTGGCTTGAATCCACTTGGTCTCTTGGCTGTAGGTACACTGGTGTATTCTTTGGCGACAGTAAATCTATCATCATACTTTGCCATAATGTCTCTTGCTTCAGATTCACTACCCTTGCCCACTAAAGTCACTAGATCTAGAACGTCTGTGAATTTCATCTTTTGTGATATATTTGCAATATCGGAATCAGATAGAGACCCGCTTGGGTCTAGGAATCTGATTAAATCCTTTAAACTACGATCTTGATCCATATGTTACCTTCTATTCGTTGCCTTGTTCATGGACTTTAGTCGTTTACTTAGCGGATTAAACTTCTTTGTCCTCTGCGATTTCCTTACAATCTTAGCATTAAAACGCTTTCTAATGCGCTTCATCATAAAGCGTTTCTTAACGTTGATTGCCTTGCTGCATGCGCCCACGTTTGCAACTGTTCTACCCTTCTTCTTACCACTGGTGCAGCGAACCATTCGCTTGAGCTTTTTGCCACGTTTAGCCCAGACACGCTTGGCTTCCGTAACAACCTCTTCACCAATAATAACAAGTTCGTCGTTCATGCAGGCAATCTACTAATTACATATGCCAATGCGCTGATCAGCGCGGCCACAATAGTTGCACTAGCTGCAACGATTGCTTTAAATCTGTTATCACTTCCCTGTTGTATAAGAGTTTTAAGTTCTTCCATGTCTTCTTGTTGTTTCTTTTTCATGTCATGGACTTCTTTGGAAAGTGTATCAAGACGTACTTCTAAAACTTGAAATTTATCTTCCAATCTCTTATACCTCTCTGCACACAAGGTAACGTGAGTTTCCAAATTCTCACGTTCTATATCATACACTGCATCTGAACTCATCTCTGTTCCTTTAAATTATTAGATCTATTGATCATCGTTGTTATTGTGCCAAAGTTGAGCCAAAGTAAGTGCCATAAATTCAGAGTATTTATCAGAATCATAATGTATCGTTTCTTACGAAATATATGTTCTTCTGAACAGGATCACCTGTTTCAAAAACATCTGTATCAAAAACTGCTGTCTCGTCTAGGTCCATGTAGACAGGTAGACCGTCAACATCTCTTACCAGTGTATCCACAGTGATAGTACCTGCTCGTTCACTTGCAAAGCGTAGTACCCACACGTTATGAGCACCCGTAAAGTCTGATCCAAATTCAAAATCTGCTGCGTCTGCCGCTGTTAATTTTTCTACGCTAGTAAGAACAGGTTGACTGCCAAGGCTGATAGCCTGCAATAGCGCATTTAGATTCTGTGCCTGTTCGAAGGTCTTACCTGCATTAGGATCAAACACACCGGTGTCTGTGATATCTACTAGGGTAAAGCAGGTAAAATATTCAATGTTGCCGCCAAAAAATTCTCCTGTACGACCTGTTGCATGTCTTGTTGTCATGTATAAAACTCCTTTACTATATTTAACCTTTTGATGGCCAAATAGAAAAACCGCTAGCCCGAAGGCGTAGCGGCTTCCCATCCCGAAAAAGTTTTTACTAATTAGAATGTAAATGCAGTAACGTCAGCACCGCTTAGGTCTGTACCAGCAACTGTGCCTAGTGCGCGGATTGCAGCTTGTAGATCTGCTGCGTTCCATGCGCTTGGCTCTGTAGCAACGCGGAACTCACTAGCGCCGATAGCACCGATGATGAAAGTTGTTGCCTTAGTCTGGATTGTTTCAACAATAGCTTCTAGAGCTGTGTCTGGAAGACCAACATCACCTGTTAGGTCAGCACCAGGTGCTACTGTGAAATAAGCTAGTGTAGGTGCGCCGAAAACGCCAGGACGTGCACCGCCGTGAACTCGTGTACTCATAATAATCTCCTATATGTACGTTCGAAACCTTTGTTTCTTAATTTTATTTATCTTTATCCTTGCGAATTAGTTTATAACCTGCATAAAAACTTAACAAAGGTGCTGCTGCCGCTAGCCATCCTGTAGGACCGCCCTTGGCATCTTTAGGTCCCATACCCAAATTAGCAAGTTCTGCGTCAATAGGACCCTTAAGATCATAACCTCTATTCTTACCCAGGTCGCCCAGGAATTCAGCAATTTCACTGCGTCTTGCGAATTTCCTATAATGCTGTAGCATTCGAGCTATAACCAACTCACGTTGCATATCATTGAGGGCAGGCCATTCTTGTGCCAACCTACGTATGCTCCTCAACTGGCTGTCTGTGATGTTCAGCTGTTTTTCTAGCCTGAATAGCAGAGTAGCCGCGTCTGCTGATGTGATAGAGCCATCAGCAATTGTATCCATGTATCGCTTTACAGTAGGTAGATGTAGCTTAAATTTGCGTCTTAGTAAAGCATCTGCCTCGGGGGACTGCGCTATGTTTTTACTGAAGGGACTATCAGGGTTGCTGATAATATTCAAACTACCGTATAGATCTGTTCCGCTGAGTCTTGACTTGGTAAAATTTCTGTAGCCCATAGTCCTTGAACTATATGTTGCGGCGACAGGCGCCATTTCAAACTCATTGTGTAGGATAAACAGACCAATCAAATCTAGAAAAGCAAAATCAGCAACTTCCCTGAGGTTTATGTTCTTTATACCACCGGCTCTATACTGCCTACTCTCAACGAGTAGATCCCAACCCTGTAAACTAGCAAAATCCTCGTTAAGTTCCTGTGTCATTTTGAATCTTTTATGTACTTGATGCCTCTACGAAACTTGCTGTCGTCACCTGTTTTTAAGCTATTGAACAGCCTTTTGATTAGGTCGTCACTGGATTCTTTATCAAAGTTTTCTTGGATGTACTCTACAAGGTACTTTGTACTGGCAATGATATTGATAGCCTTGTTTTCAACGAAACTTTCACGGTCGCGCTGGGGCACAATATTCGTAATTTCTTCTAGCAAAGATCTAGTATGCTTTCGCATCAAGTATTATTCCTTTATGATATTTATCAGATAAATATTTAAACATCGGAGTATAAAAATGACTTTCCAAAGTACAAAATTTGACATGTCTGGCGTAATGAACAGACTAAGGGCTATTGCTGAAGCAGGTGAAGAACACCCAGAACATATGGATGCACCAGATCCTGGTATGGAAACGGGAGGCAGGGAGATTGATAATGCTGCTTTCACTAGGACCATGCAGCGTTTGGCAGCTATCAAGGATGCTGTGGCAGAAGAACATTACAATGCTCTAAAAGCAGGTATCAGAGCTATGTACATGAACCGCAGACCAAACCTACAACAAATGACTGCTCTGATGGATCTACTTGAAACAGTTCTAGCATACGTAGCGCAAGACAACAGTTTATTCCAACGTCTTAAGAACGACCTATCCAAGGATAAGACTGCTGCTCCTGAGCAACCTGCAGATGTTCCTCCAGAACAGGAACCTGCTGCTGGTCCTAGTGACGTAAAAATGGCAGGTGCTCCTGAAACTCAGAAGTCAACTGCCGCAATGAGACCTTTCAAATAATTAGGCCTTCTTTAATAGGTTCCTAACAAAGTTATTGTTATTCACAGTGCCCACTGGAACAGTGGGCTCTTTCGTTTGTGATGTAGCCAAGGGCTTATCCCATGCATGTGTGCCGCCTGCTGGTCGCTCCCAAGGTTTCTGTGGATCTTGACCACCTTGCTGTGTTGCTTGCCTCTTCAATTGTGCATGTAATACATCTGCCGTTGTAGGTGCATCTGTACTGTTCTCGTCAAGGTCTGTAATACGCAGGCTGGTTGTGTCAAACTGTAGTTCAATCTTTGTACCAACTGCGCTACTAGAACGAGTCTTCATGAACTGTAGCTGTACACGCTGACGCTCGCGCATTGTCACGCTATTGAAAATACCAATAACGTTGTCAGCAGTCTGGATCTTACTTAAACCACCACTAATGTGACTGTGATCAAACTCTACACTCTCCACAGCACCTCGGTTCAACTGTGATGCCGTACAGAATAGATACTGCCCCTGTGTTGCCATGGCACGTAGTTCTTCAGACACTAACTTATCCTTAATAAACAAGTCAGCTACACTGATCTTTTGACTTGCTGGCATCATAAGGTCCAGGTAGTCAACGATCACAAAGTCAATCTTTCTGTTATGTTGGATCTGGAATTCTTTTAACCAACTCTTAAGATCGTTAACTGTTACGCCAGCCGTCAATTGCACAATCTGAATCTTACCAGCAGTCTTACCCTTGATACGAATCTTCATGTCAACTTCGTCAATGTTCTTGTAGATGTCCTTTGTAGCCATACCAAGTTGCATGGCGTCCATACGCATACTACATAGACCTTCGCTAAGTTCTAGACTAAAGTAAACACCGTTAAGACCCAAGAAGCTCCAGTTAAGTGCAAGGTTCTGTAGGAACAAACTCTTACCAGCGCCTGAGCCACCGGCAAAAATGTTCAGTTCGCCTCTGTTAAAGCCACCATATAGTTTGTCGTCGATTGTTTTCCAACCTGTGCTTGTACCACCGTTCTGATTCTTCAGTTTGGTAAGTCGCTCCATGGGATCTGCATAGTAGTCAGTACCAAAGCTCTTGGGTAGACCAACACTACTTGCCTCCTTGATTAATCGCTCAACTTCACCATAACGTTGTTTGTCCAAGAGATCAGCACTGGCGAGAATTGCCTTCTCCAAGGCCTTGTGTCTTGCAAACTGCTCAAACTCATCAAGGAACCACTCCCTGTGTCCCTCTACCTGTCCCGTACGATCTGTTAGATCTGTACCTGTAACTGCCTTGATCTGTGCTGCCGTGGGAACGTTGCTGTGATCAGTGGCATATTTCTTAACAAACTCTGCTGCCTCCTGCAGGCTTCTCGCAAAGTGTGTGCTATCTAACACGTTCTGGCAACGTGCCATCAACTCCTTATCACTGATAAGGAATTCCAAAAACAACTTCTGTAAATCTACTGGGTACTCTTTTACTTCATTACTCACTGACAATATCTCCTTGCTAACAGCCTAATTTTCGTTGGGCTGTGCTCAGCTGCCTGCAAAATGCTGTGTATGGTAAACAACCTACCATACTTTAAAACTGCGTCTGTGACGTCTTTACATCCTTCCCATTCCGGGAAGCTAACACTCCAACCGAAGTTAGCCGCACGTTCGGCTAACTCTCTGCCTGACTTATCTGCATCAGGAATAACTATGGGTTCTATATCAAGATCTTCAATTAATTGTGCCTGCCTATCACTTAGGTTATTGCTGCCTAGAGATAAGCCGCCTGTCAATAGGGCATCAAACTCGCCCTCACTTACAATAACAAACTGTCGCTGGTCCTTCTGGTTGTCCAGCCCATACACAAAATCCGCAGGGGCTCTGCGATGATATTTAACTAGCTTAGGTGGCATTTCACCCACATACCTAGCAACGTATCCTACCAATCTGTTTTGATAAGTGTAGGGTAATATGACTCTGCGGTCAAAGCCGCGGTCCTTATAGTCTGTCTCGAGCCAGACAGCAAGATCAAAGATCTGCCTGCCTTTTAGGTAGTCAATTTTTTCAGGATCCTCGAGCGGCCTTACATCAAAGCCAAAATCAAAGTCAGGCCAATCAGGAGTCCATGTAGTTTCTGGTTCTCTAGTAACCAGGCTGTCCACATCTGCCTGACTGAGTATTTCTAATTTAAGTCGCTGTACCTCAGATTCTTCAAAGCCCAGTTGCCTTAGCAACTTGCTCATTTTAAAACTGAGCTGTCTACCTGGTTGCCAGCTGGTCTTATATTGGCAATTGAAACAGTGATAGCTGACACCACCATCAGCGTTGTACATTATGCCGCCACGGTGTTTGGTATCTGGTCTACTCTGACCATTGACCACACACATAGGACAATTAAAGCTGATCCAGCCTTTGGGACTGGATCTGCCATTTAATCTACTTCTAAGGAGAGTCTGTAAGGCCATCATAGCCTTGTTAGTTTAACTTCTGTACAGTACTTTGTCAACTGTACCGGTGTTATTGGCTGCTGGTGTGTATAGGATTTTAATCCAACGTGCATCTGCAATGAAATTCCAACCCTGTATATCTGTGGTCCCATCAAACTCTATTTGGAACTTGTCGTTAACGAACTTGACCGGGAAATAATTGCCCATGCTGTCGTACTCAAGGCTGACTAACGCCTCTATGGTTCCTGTGAAGTTTGTAACCTTAATCTGAATGGTGTGCAGACTGCTACTATCATTCTTCTGTAGGTTACTCTTGATTGGCTGGCTGATCCAGTTTGTGCCCAATTGAGTGAATGTTGTTGGAACGCTAGGTACAAATTTAGGATACGCACCATCCAATAGTTCTACCTCCAGCGTAGCACGCCTATTGTTGTCAGTATATAGGCTTCTAGAAATACCATCGCTGTCATAGATAACTGAACTCAATTGGTACATACCAGGTTCTAAGTCTGTTAGGTCGCTACTAAAAATAGTGAATTCACAGAAGCCTTCCTCTGGTTTAACCAATTGCGCTCTGCGCTGTAGTATAAGCTCACCTGTTCTAACCTGCATGAGGTTTACCATTACGGTCTTACCTAAAAGGTTAACAGGTTTGCGGTCTTGATTTTTAACATCAAAGCCTAGGGTGCTGTCTACACCTTTATAGATAGTTTTTCGTGTTGTATTAAATGGCATGTTCCTCGTCCTACTGTAACCCTGGGCATCAATCAGGATCGTGCGCTGCGGGTACTGCAAAAATGTGATAGTGTCGCTCATAGTTATATTTATTTT